AACATTTCAGTAGCATATCTACAAAATCAAGACAACTTTATTGCAGACAAGGTGTTCCCAGTAATTCCTGTGGACAAGAAGTCTGACAAATTCTTTACCTACACCAAGAACGATTGGTTCCGTGACGAGGCTCAACGCCGAGCAGGTGGAACTGAATCTGCTGGTGGAGGCTACGGTCTATCAACTGGTTCTTATAGCGCAGATGTATTTGCGTTCCATAAGGACGTAGATGATCAGACTATTGCTAACGCAGATGCACCATTGAATCCACTACGCGAGGCAACAGAGTTTGTAACTCGTCGTTTAATGCTTCGTAAAGAAATCCAATGGAACACAGACTTCTTTGCTGGTGGCGTATGGGCTAACGATTATGATGGCGTTTCAGGTTCTCCTTCATCAAACGAAGTAAAGCAATGGTCAGACTATGCTGCTTCAGACCCAATTGATGATATCGAAGACGCTAAGGCAGGTATTCTTTCAACAACTGGTATGGAACCAAACACTTTAGTATTGGGATACGATGTATTCCGTGCACTAAAGAATCACCCTGATATCGTAGATCGTATCAAGTACACATCTGCACAGACTATTACTGCTGATATGTTAGCCGCGATGTTTGATATTCCTCGCGTTATCATCTCTAAAGGTGTTAAGGCTACAAACAACGAAGGTGGAACTGCAGCGTATTCATTTACCTCAGGAAAGAAAGCCCTTCTTGCTTATGTTGCTCCAACACCAGGCTTGTTGACTCCTTCTGCTGGATACTCTTTCTCATGGACAGGCGTATCAGGCGGTATCGGTTCAACAATCGGCGTAAGTTCATTCCGTATGGAATCTCTCAAAGCAGACCGTATTGAAGGAGAAATGGCTTTTGACAATAAAGTTATTGCTTCTGATCTAGGCTGGTTCTGGGATTCAGTAGTCGCTTAATTAAATTGAGTAGGGGGGGGGACTAAAACCCTCTCCCTCTCCAAAATAAGGAGAAATATGTTTAATCAAATTACGCGAGGAAATGCGGTTGTTGGCAGCGTTACTGTTAAAGGTCAATTACAACAGATTCAGTCAGTAACAAATATCGCTGACGGTGCTTCAATGGTATTACCTATTGCAGCAATCCAAGGTGGAATCGTAACTTCGACTCTTACACAAGCAAGAACTATTACTACTGGGACAGCAGCAAGCATTATCGCTGAACTAGGCGCAGTAGTAGGAACAAGCGTTCAATTCAGTTATATCAACTTAGCAGCCTATGTTGCTACTTTGGCTGGTGGAACTGGTGTAACAATCGTAGGACTTGCAACAACTGCCGCGACTGCTGGAACAGCATCTCGTTGGGAAGTAGTTGTAACTGCCCCAACGACAGTATCAATTTACCGCATAGCCTAAAGATTTACTAAATTATTTAGAAGGGGTGGTACTTCAGAAATGAAGTATCGCTCTTTCCTAAAGGAGCAACTATGGCATTAACTCACGCACAAGTTTCAGTAGGTACTACTGCTACCTTACTTTCTGCCACAGGCGCAGGACGAGATGGCCAAACAGTTTTAGTACAGAATCCAACCAATGGTCAAAGTGTTTATATTGGTGGCGCAGGTGTTACTACAAACTCTTATGGCTTTTTACTTTTAGCAGGAACCGCGTTCGCTATTGAATTACAAGATGGCGAAGGTATTTATGGCGTAGTTGCTTCAAGCACTCAAACAGTTGGCGTTATCCGACAAGGAGTTTAATCATGGCTATTTCGATTATTCAGTATCCAGTTCCTCAAGTACTTGTAGATAGCAAAGGCGATATGTTCGTCGCTACAGCCGATAACACCGTAGCGAAATTAAGCGTTGGCGCAAACGGCACAGTCCTCACAGCAGATTCTAATGAGTCAGGCGGAGTAAAATGGGCAGCAGCATCATCAGGCGGAGGATTTGATTCCTTTTTGTTAATGGGTTAGGAGTTCAAAGTGGCTTTAAGTGGCGACATCTCTACCTGTGTATTAAACGGAACTTACGTCGATATTACTGGCGCAGCGCAAGTTGGTTTAATTCGTTTTACCCCTATATGTAATGTTATAGATACTGACCAAAATCAAATAGTAGTAGGGCAAGCAATAACTAAGGTTTTAGACGGCAATGGTGCTTTCACAGTAACCTTGCCAGTTACTAACGATACAGATTATACGCCTAATCCTATTGCTTATAGAATAGAAGAGATTTTTGGTGGTGGGCGAGACTTCTTCGTTACTCTACCCTCAGGCACAGCCACCTATGACTTATCTGACTTATCTGAGGCAGTAAGCAGTTCTGACGCAGCAGGTTTCGTAACAACTACTCAATACAATACTCTTTTAGGAAAATATAATGGTGCTAACGGAACCTTTTCTACTTTAGATAGTGCAGAAACTATTGCCGATACTGCTACTGCTAATGCCACACTAGCAAGTAATGAAGTAGCAAATATACAAAAAGTATCTTTAAGCCCTTATTTATTGATGGGACTATAAAATGGCCAATGTAGCAATCGCAACATTTACAACTTATGACGCAATTATGGACGGAATAACACCAGTGACTAATATTGGTGGAACTATTTCAACCGCTATAGATGTTGCGAGCGCAGATGTAACGAGCGATTTAGCAGCAATACAGGCACTTGCACCTTTAGTTGCTAATCCATTCTTAGCGGTAGGTGCTGGCTAATGCCTCTAGGTGCAGCAATAACTACTGTAGCAGTAGCAGGAAACTTCGTCGATTATACTGGTGCTGCTATTAGTGGACAAGTTAAATTTACTTTGAGTGATTTAATTCAAAATGGAACTGATAATCAAATGATTGTTCCTTCTACTAAGTCAGTTACTTTAGATGCTAACGGCTCTTTTAGTACCACACTTCCTGCCACTAATGACCCAGACCTTGTCCCAATTCCTTATACAATTACAGTCGAAGAAGCAGTTTGCCCTACACAACCGCTGGAACTCTTAACTTAGCAGACATAAGTCCTGCAATAACTGCTGAAACTTATGTAGGATTAGTTTCAGATTCTCTATTCGGAGTTCTTACAGCCAACATAGATGTCTTAGACGCACAAATAGACCAAGCCCTCTCTAGTTATGTATTTAGTGGTCGATATCAATACTTTGAATACGGCAATGTGTCTTATACTGCCCTAAATGCGCGAGCAGCCACTTATACCGCATTAACTACTATTACTTGGACCACAGTTCCAAGTTTTTTCAATACCTACCAAACTCAAACTGAAAACGCTTCAATTTCCTCGTCAGCAAGCCTAGTTACAGCACAATCTTTAACTACTGGCGTGCTAAACTCGTTCTTATTCATAGGAGGCTAAACCATGGCAACTACTTACAAAGTGCTTGGACAATCTAACCCAAGCGCAACAACAGCAACTACTCTTTACACAGTACCTTCTGCAACTGAAGCAGTATTAAGTACTATTGTAGTAGCAAATCAAGCAGGCACAGCAGGAACTTATCGTTTAGCAATTAGACCTGATGGTGAGTCTTTGGCAGCAAAACATTATCTTGCTTACGATATTGCTTTACCTGCCAACTCTACGCATACTTACACAATCGGTGTAACTATTAATGCGGCTGATGTAATTACTATTTATGCTTCTTCTACTTCAATGTCTTTCAATGCCTTCGGAAGTGAGATTGCGTAATGGCTTTCTTAGAAAATGGTTCTCCTGTAGCAACTAAAACAGGACCAATCGCTTCAGTTACTTCACTTATTGGCGGAAGGGCTGTAGCAACAGCGATATTTGAAATAGCCGACACTAGCCGTAAATGGTTAGCCATGCCTCAATTAACTGCGGGTGTATACAGTTTCGTTACCAGTACTGGAACAGCAACATTATTTGTTTACGATACATCTTATGATTTGATTCAAGAAATTGCAGTTACTTCAACCGCAGCAAGTACAAGTATTGCTGTTGACTTTCACCGCATAGAGTGTGTGGCAAGTGGGGCTCTAGATTTAAGTTGCACGCCTTCTAACGCTAAAATCACAACATCAGGAGGAACTTTTGCACTCGAAACTATAACTGGCTCTGGTAATTATGGGCTTGGAGTAAGTAATGCCGCAGGTTCTAATACTGGTTACGCAGCAGGACAACGAGCCCACGTTATTGCTATAGGAGGAAGCGGTGGCGGAGCAGGAGATTGTTTTAGAAATGCCAAGTATGGCCCTGTTAGTAACCCTGGTGCTCCAGGAGGGCTTGGCGGAATAGACGCAACAACTTCTGCGGTAACTTTAAGTGGAACTTATGCTCTTACTATAGGCGCAGCAGGAACTGGTGGCAACTCATCATTCACTAGCAGTCCGGGGGGAAATAATGGGACTATTACTACTGGTTTTAGTTTAATTGGCAATGGTGGTAATGGAGGAGGCGGAGGAAATAATCCTGGAGGTCCTGGTCCTACTGGAACTGCTGGAACGCCCGCTTTGCCTGCTAACACTGATATTTATTTAACTACAACCGCAAGTGAATTGGGCGTAGCCGCAGGTGGGTCAAATTCCCCTGGTAGCGGAGGAAGGATAATTATTTTAAGATGGACACCATAAACGTAGCAATTCTAAAAAATAACTCCGTCATAAAAGTTTTAGTCTTTGGCCCTAATAATTCTGATGCCGAAATACAAACCTTTGCAGAGAACGAGGGTGGAGACTCTTTCAAAAAATTAGGAGAGTATGAAATAGTGGTAAATGGTCAAATAGTTACGTCAGAAAGCCCAGGCGAGGACTTTATTTGGAATACTGCAACTAGGTCTTGGATACTTCCGCCTAATTTAATCGCGACTATACCACCTGACCCTGACGAAATATATAAAAATAAACTTGT